AAACACATCAGGAACTGGGACAAATCATGAAGAACACAAAGACCACCATCGCCGGTATCGGAGCCATCCTCGTCGCAGTCGGCGGAGCACTCCGCGCACTCTTCGACAACGATCCTACCACCAACGTCGATATCCCCGCCGTCATCGCCGCCGTCACTGCTGGCATCGGCCTCATCGCCGCCAAGGACGCCACTCCCGAGAAGTGAACATCATCGGTCAAATCGTTACCGCAATCCTCAAGTGGCTTGAGGAACTCGCCGGAAAGGATACCCATGGCCAATTCGCACAGCCCCAGGACGATCTTAAGCGTGATCTGCGCGAGCGCATTGATCGCCATGAGCGGATGCGCCAGCCGGGTGATCCTCGTTCCTGAAGGCGAACCCGTCCTCCTGGCCGAGCCCGTCAAGGCTCGCGTCTTCGTCAAAACCAAGGACGGCAATCTCGTCCGCAGCCAAAACCGCGTGACCATCCCCGCCGGATGGTATGCACTCCCGAAAGACTGATATGGGTACGCCGCTCACAGGTTCAACGGTTTCGTCAACGTACACGGGTCTCCTCAAGACCACCGATACGGCAATCTTCACCTCATCGCTGAAGACGATCTGCGATGGCGGCGGCAACGACAGCTCGCTCAATCTCTCTACCACTGCTGCCGCGTTCACCGGCACCGTGGATGTGGCCGGCAATGTCACTCTGGCGGGCAACATCACGGTAAACACCAACAAGTTCACCGTAGTAGCGGCGAGCGGGAATACTGCTGTTGGCGGCACGTTCTCTGTGGCTGGAGCGACCACCCTTTCAACCACGCTGAATGTCACCGGGGCAGCGGTGTTCTCGTCCACGGTCGCAGCATCTGGCAACATCAGCACGTCAGGCGGAAACCTGTCCGTCTACGGTAACATCGTTCAATCCAATGCCGGCGCATCCAACACGCTCGCGGGAGGTCTCACGGTCGGGAACGCAGCGGTCTTCAACGGCGGCGTCACGTTCAACTCGACGACCTCGTTCACTTCCGCAATCTCGGTCGCGGGAATCACGAACACCGGAACCTTCCTCAGTACCGGCGCAGCAACCATCGGAACCGTTGGAGGTGTTGCCCTCGGACCCACCACGATCACGAGCGTCACGGTCTCGGGACCGAGCACGTTTAACGGAAACACTACTCTTGGTGACGCTGCTGGCGACACTGTGACCGTTGGATCGTCCAACGTGACGTTCACCAATCTGGCAACCAAGCCCACGCCAATAGCCGCAGACAAGTTGCTGCTTCGGGATTCTGAGGATTCCAACAAGCTCAAGCTGGTGGCCTTCTCCTCCGTTGGAGCGGCGAAGTTCATCTACTCGGAGCAGATCGTTAAGCCAGTTGCCACTCCACAGACCAACAATGTTTCGGCTGGTGGATATGTCACTCTCCAACAGAGCGGATCCACTTCTGACTGGACGTACACTTGGACTCCTCGCGCAGTCGGAAATAAAGCTCTCATCAAGGTTTCCGTTCCAGCTTACGTAGGAAACGGAACCATCGTTTACGTTGGGATTGTGGACGGAGCATCAACCGTCATTGGTGTCGGTGGCGCACAGGTGAACGCAAGCAATCAAGTTGTTGTGAATGCTGAATGCACATTCACCTCAACTTCAGCAACACACACATTCAAGATCTGGGTTGGATCATCACAGGCTCAGTCATTTGGGAATGTGCTTCAGATCGCAAAGAATGACTCCACATCTTCTTGGTTCAACAACGACGGAACCACCACCCAGAACGCCAAGGTCCAATTTGAGCTGATCGAGTTCTGATCATGAACATCTCCGAAATCGCTCAGGCAGCCTGCGACAAGCTCTCGTTCACCGATGCGGCAACTCTGGCTCTCGCCAAGAAGTTCACCGCCCGTCGCTACGCCATGCTCTGGGATGGCGCACTGTGGAACGATACCCTCGGCGTTGTGTCGGTCTCCATTACGGATGGCCAGGAGATCGTGAACATCAGTCCGTTCGTCACCTCCTCCTACACCTCGTTCTCCGGTGAGGAATCCTACTTGGACCTCCCGGTGGCCATCCGCTTCACCGTCACCGGAGACACCGACGGCATCGAGATCCCTGCCGCAGAATGGCAGTCGTTCTTCCAGCTCGATCCAAACATCTGGAACAACGTGGACTCCCGGAAGTCCACTCCCAACAACTTCGTCAATCTCTCGCGCCTCATGACCGATGGCGCGACTACCTACGGCCAGTCCGGCATCCCACGCATCAAGCTGGTTCCAACTCCCAACGCCAACGGAACCCTGTTCATCCTCGGGAAGAAGCAGTCCTGCGTTCGCCAACTCGGAGAGACCGCAGCCATCACGCTCAACCGATCCATTGACCTGCGGGGCGCAGACAACGCACTCATGGCCTACGTGGAAGGCGACCTGCTGGAGTATTCGCGGCAGTACTCCAAGGCCCAAGCGAAGTTCGCAGAGGGAACCGCTCACGTCTCCACCATGAAGGACATGGAACGTGGCCAACAACAGCAGATCAGTCGCATCATTCCTGACTCGGATTACTCCTACGACTTCAACGACATCGTCTGATGCCATTCCAATCGTCAGAGTCTCTCGATGACCAGATTGTCCTGGACGGAAGCAACGGGTTTCCCTCCGGTGTCATCACCGCCACTCGACCTGACGGCATCCCGGCCACATCCCTCGCGGATGCGGTCAACATGGACTACGACGACTTCGGCAATCTCGTCACCCGGTACGGTGCCCAGTCCATCATCGGCAACTCCCTGTCGGCCACGTGGGAGAGCATCGTCACCAACTGGGAATCCATCACCTCCTACTGGGGAAGCAGCCTTCCAACGGACATCGAGATCATCTCCGGTTTCTACTTCGACACGGCTGCATCAGAGCGAATTGTCATCGCCGGGTACAGTCCATCGGGAGCAACCCGGCAGCTTTACGTTGGCAACCCGACGACCTCGTTCGGCGCGATCACCGGGTCCTCGTACAGTTCATCCGCTGAGTATGTGTATTTCGCGCAGCTCAACGAGAAGCTGTACTACTCCGACGGCGTTGGGTCGTTGAAGTACATCAATTCGTCGAACGCCAACGCTTCGATCACCGCAGGCAAGGTCAGCCGGGTGGATGTGATCAACGAGAGCACAAACCACTCAAATCTTCCAACGATCACATTCACGGCTCCTCCGTCTGGCGTTACCGCAACGGGCGTTGCTGTCGTATCTGGAGCCGGAAGTCTTGTTGCCATCGAGATCACCAATCCGGGATCGGGATATACAACGGCACCAAGCATCACGATCAGTCCAGCCAACGGATCGCACGCCGTCGCCTACGTTTCTCTCGCTCCACCCGCCAAGCCGATCTATCTGGTGTCGCACACTCAGCGGCTCTTCTGCGCTTCAGCAGACACCACGCTGCTGCCAGATACGCTGTACTTCTCCGACATCCTAGACGGTGAATCGTGGGATCCAGCCGGCAGCGTACGCATCGGTGGTGACGGCGATCCCATCACTGGACTCTTCTCTTGGTTCGGTTTCCGGCTGCTCGTCCTCAAGGAACGATCCATCTGGTACGTCGATGCCAATCCCTCCCAAGATCCGGCAGACTGGGAGATCGGACTCGTCTCTGGAAACATCGGGTGCGTCTCCCACCGATCCATTGTCGGTGTCGGTGCCGATGTCCTGTTCCTCTCACGCGACGGCGTCCGCTCGCTCGCCCAGATCCAAGCGGGCACCCAGACAGACGTTGGCCTGCCAATCTCCGCGCCCATCAAGGACATCGTTTCCAAGATCAACAGATCCAAGCTCCATCTCTGCGATGCAGTGTCCTGGAACAACCGCTACCTGCTCGCGGTTCCACTGAGCGATTTCGAGGATCTCCTCACCGAGGATCAACTCCCTATCCTCACCGAATCCGATCAGGAAATCCTCACCGGCTCCGCAAACGCAAACAACTGCGTCCTCGTCTACCACCTGCTGGCCAAGGCTTGGATCGGTTACTGGACCAACTGGTCCGTCTCGGACTTCATCCCCACTTCGTTCTCGAGCAACGGACCCATCCTCATGTGGGGCGGAGAGGTCCTGTCGGCAAACTCCGGTTCCGGCCAGGTGTGGTCGTTCTCTGACTACCTACCAAACACACGCACCGATCCATCCCCGATCACCGCGTTCTTCGATTCCGGGTATCCTTACGAATCCCGGATCGTCACCAAGGCATACAACTTCAACGAGCCCATCCCGCAGAAGACCGGGTACAATGTTCAGTTCGCTCTGGAGAACCAGAACTTGGATTGGACCGCTTCGTTCGACATGGCGTTCTCGACGGACATGGGCAAGACGTTTACCACGTTGGAGTCCAATGTGGACGTTGGGCCTCAGGAGCTGAAGTTCCTCAAGTCCTTCAACCTCATTTCTCGCGGTCGATGGAACAACATCCAGTTCAAGCTCAAGACATCCACGGGCATCGGTGGTCGGATGATGCCGCAGAGTATTACGACCAGCGGATTCCTCGACTCGATCAGGCCCGAGCAATGACCCACGGCGCAATCAACCTGCTTCGCGAAAAGTGGGGGAACTGCCGCAACTGGTCTGACGATCAGCTTCTCGCATGGATGAGCTACTTCAAGGGGCGCATCGCATTCATCCAGCACGAAGGCCAGTGCGTGGGAGTCGGTGCCGTCCGGTTCATCAACGACCTGTCCCAATCCGATGACTGGAAGGCCAACGATCCCGAGGGATCCATCGCATGGGTCGAGATCGTTGTGGCCAGCAAGGAGGACGCCGTACAGTCGCTGATGAAGGTACTGTCGAGCCGGTGCGGAAAGCACGTCACCAAGATCGGCGGACGCAACGCAGCCACCGGCAAGGTCCGCTTGTTCGATTTCGACCGTTACTGCAACCTGCTTTTCAACAAGAGGATTTCTTATGGGCGGAAGTTACAA